TGCTTACCGGAGGTGTTTCAAGTTGAGGGTAGTAGCCTGTTCCTCTTTCCGTGACTATGGATGAAAGAATAGAACCGGAAGAGTTGGTAACGGGTCTTATGACCGCATCATCATAACGTGAGAATACATAAATTAAATCTGTATTATTATATCCAGAACCACTAGTAATAGGATTAATATTAGAAACATATTGACCAGATTCCACATTTGCGACTAAGAGAATCTTATCAGATAGAAAAGTATTCGACGAATAGCTATAGGTACTACCTACTCTGTTTGTAGTATACCCCCAGCCTGAGTTAGCTAGTGTAAACGAAACCTCACCTGTACCCTTTACGGTATCGGTAACCAGACCAATAGCGCCAAGCCCAGCAGCTGACGAAAAGTTGACTACATCACCAACTTCAAAATCCTCAGAGCCATCAACAACAGCTGCGGCGTTAAATGAGCCTATAATTCTTGGCGAGTCAGGGAAGATCTGAACATACTTTAGTCGTTCGTTTACCTGAAATTCTCCACGTACGTTTGATACGTAAAATACGTGAACAACACCCGACTTAACTTTCTTCTTGATATAGCGTTCTA